GAAACTTTTATAGTTATGGCAAATTAACTAAACCTATATATCAAGACACCAAGACAGAAATTCATAAATCTCCATGTTATGGTTTATTGACAGAATCTGTACGAGAGCCTTGTCTTTTACGTGTAAAAGATGAAGTTGCTCCAGGATATACTCAATTAAAACATGGCATAGAAAAACAAACAACATTTCAAAATAGACCATTTAAAGAGGATCATGTGCGTCGTGCTTTTTCAGTTATTTCCAATTTATTTCGATCAAAAATGAAACCCGTTAAACCCATAGTTTCAAAAAATACATTACAAACTGCAGTTGATGGAATTATAGGAGTTGATTTTATTGACCCTATAAAGTTAAATACATCTAGTGGTTTTCCTTTAAATCAAGCGGGGATTAAAAATAAGCGGCCTCACCTTATCAAAGATACAAATGATCAATTTTCTCACTTTAGTGATGAATTGAAAGAAATTTATGAATGGAATAATCTTCAGAGGCATCTTGGTATCATACCTCAGAGTATATATCATGATGTTTTAAAAGATGAAAGACTTCCTAAAGAAAAATGTATCGTTGGTAAGACAAGGTTGGTTAATTCTAGTCCTCTTGAACAAACAGTCACTACTAGACAATATTTACTTGATTTCTGCGCTGCATTTACCAAAGCTCGTCTGGATATTTTTTCAGGTGTTGGAATAAATGCAAGATCCTTAGAATGGCATGATTTAGCATCCCGTTTATTGGAAAAAAATGATAATATTTTCGACGCTGATTATTCTGGATTTGGGCCTGGCCTAGATCCTGAATTAGTAGCGAAAGTATTTGATTTAGTCAATGATTGGTATGTTTATAATGGTGCTTGTGAAAAGGATTGTAGAGATTGTAAATTGCGTAAGGTATTAGCATGGGAACATTTTAATGCTCTTCATGTTAGTGGTGATCATTTGTTTAAAACATTTAAAGGCTCCCCTTCTGGGAGTTGTATTACAGTTATTATGAATACGACGGTAGGATTGTTTTATTTATTGTTGGGTTGGATAGATATTATGGATGACGAAATAGAATTAAGTGATGAAGATTTTATTAGGTATGTGTTTGCATGTATTTATGGTGACGATTTAATCGTAGCTGTAGATAAAAAATGGGAACACAAATTTAATGCCTTCACTTTCTCAACTTTTATGTCAAAACATAATATAAAGATAACTCCTGCAAATAAAACAAAACTCTTTGGTTTAATGAACGAAAATATGAAAATTACGGAAACAACATTTTTAAAAAATTATTTTGTTAAACATCCTTCTCGTAATATATGGATGGCGGCTTTAGACAAAAGTATGATTCTAGATATTCCTAACTGGTATCGTGCACCTTGTCCTGATAAAATTGATCAAACAAAGATAGCCATGGACACAACTTGTAGGTTAGCCTATAGTTGGGGACGTGACTTTCATTCTGAAATCAAAAAGAAATGTCAAGATTGGTGTAACGAAAGAAAGGAAATTTTAGTCACTCCTACTTGGGATGAAGTTGACAAAAGTTGTTACGAGGATTTGACTCTAGGTAAGTCATTGAGTTGGATTTGATCTCATTAGTCAAACTTCAACTTTATGAGTACATAAAGTCATTTATAAATAGAATAGTAGATGTTCGGTAGAACTAAGCATTTGCTGCGCGCCTAATAAGCCCCTATTATTTTATTATTTAGCGATAATTCGCAAACTTATATATCATTTTATTATATTATATATTTTAATCTTAGTTATAAAAAAA